ACTTTAAGTCAGCGATTGCGTTAGTCGTATCGTCTTTGATAGACTTAACATTTTCAGCCATTTGGCCGATTTGATTTTCTAGTTCCATTTTCTATTTTTTAAATAGGTTATTAAAATTGTTTATTGCCTTAAATAAATCCTCGTTAGATTTCGTTTCGTTTAATACCGGCTCTACTGCAATCGCGGGTAGAGTGATTTCTTTAACTACTTCTATTTCTAATATTTCGGACTGTATTCTTTTTATTTCTATTTCCATTAATGCGAAAGTCTCGTCCGTAAAACGGCCACCTTTAAACGCCTTTAATAGTTTTTCTAATCTATCGTTAAGATTATTCTTACGGTCCTCGCCTTTAACGTCTAAAGTCGGAGTCTCCGGATTAGCCGCCCAAAGCACCGCAGATCCTTCGTAGAGTTTTAATTCCGTAATAGTTCTAATTCCTTTCTTATCTACGCTAGAGTTAATAGTACTAAAGCCTATTGAGTGTTGGTTAATTAACCCCGCGTCGTACATTTTAATAACGTCTTCGCCCATTTCGGTATCTACTATCGGAGTGATTGCGATTAGCATATCATTCTCTACGTATAATTGCTCCGGCTTACCTATTACTGAGTCCATTTCTGCGCAATGATCTACTAAAGACCATATAAGATTTTTACCCATTGGACCGCGTTCTCTAATTGTTTTAGTAAACGCTTCCGGAACTATAACGTCGTTATCTAAGTCCACATTACCGCAACGCGCCCAAACAGTTTTAACTCTTCTTTGCGCACTATCTACGTCCATAACGGAATAAGTCGAATCTTGTTTCTCCGCTATTATGTCTTTAAATTGGTATTTTTTCATAGCCTAAATAAATTATTCTTAACTCAAAGTTATAGTATTTTTTTTTATTGTAGAGCGGACCTTATTAAAGTCCTTACCTCCATTTGTTGCGGGTTCCTTATTATCCCCCATATTCTACCGACGTCTCCCTTCGGAGGATTATTTTCTAGCTTTTGTAAATTACCCGAAGCGTCCCTTTGTGCCTCATATCCTAAAGTACAACGGCAATTACAAACGTTACCGGCGTGCGCCGTAGAGTCGCAAGGGTGTAACATTAAGTCGATATATTTCTCCCCCTTAACTGTAAAAGTTTCGTCTATTGGAACTTGTACTCCGTCCATAACTAAATGATCCGTTTGATCCCTAGGAATCCTACGAGTTCTAGCGTCTCTAGTAGCTATCCACTCTTTAACCGTAACTAATCCCGTAGATACTGCGCCTACTACTGATCCAACGTTAGCCGCTCTTCCCGTTTCGGTCCTAGCAATTAAAGCCGCTCTAAAATCAGTAAGTCCACTAGTTTTTAATAGCGCGATAGATTCGTTAATAGTTAGATTTTGTTCTTGCGCTCTTAGTAAATAGTTTTTTATTTGTTCTTTTGTAGTACCCGTTATTTCCTCGGCTATTCCTTCTAGTCCTTTTTGTTCTAGATAAGTTAAGATAGTGTAAGCCCATAGATCCGTTAAAGCCGACTTAACCTCTTTAGGTCCCGACGTCGACTTAACGCTTTTCTTTACATTCTCGTAAGCAATACCCGCCATTTTAGTTCCAAGTGCTAAATGTAGCTTTTGAATAGTCTTTTTAATTCCCTTACTACTAATAGCGTTATAATCTAGCGTCTTACAATAAGTATCTACTTGCCTTTGTAACTCCTTCTCGAATTTAGGGGAGTATTGTTTTAAAGCGTTCCAATAAAGTTTTTTATAGTCTTGCCATATCATAACTATAAGTTATCGCTAGGAAGTGTTAAGGGTTGAAACTCGTCGGTAGCTTGTAAACTACTAGGAATATATAGTTTTTCCATTTCCTCGTTAGAAATATAGTCCGGAGTCTTTATACCCATTATTTCATTCTTTTGCGCCGGAGGAATCCACCACGCCTTTTCTAACCAAGTTACTTGTTCGGTTTTATTTGACTCTAACTCTTGATAGACTTTAATATCGTAATCTACGTAAATGTCGGTCCCTTTATAGCCCCAATCGGTGTGAAGTTTACGGTTAAGGTTGTCTCTTAATGAATCTAACAAAGGAATAGCGCAACGAAGAGTTAACGCTTTCTCGCCTTCTAATTGGTTATTATATGTCTTATTATCTGCGTCGTTTAATAACTGCGAAGGAACTCCGTAGATATTGCAAAGGGCTTTCATATCCCACTTTTCGGACTCTATGATATTTAACTCTACCGGACTTAATCCTATTTGTTTCCAATCTACTTCGTAAGCAGAAACCGCAATACTATTAAAGTTTTCAGCGCCTCCCTTTTGTGCGATTGAAGTCTTTAACGCTTGGGCTTGTTGGCCCCCGCTAGCCGGATCAAATCTTTGATCCTTCATAAATAAAACTCCCGCCGGTCCTCCATTTTGGAACGCAGAAACCGCCGCAGTCTTTGCCTCGTTGGATCTAGTTAAAGTCCTAGAAGCCGCCAATAAAGGAGACTGTCCGTAAAGTTGGTTACCGGTAACGGTCCAAGAAGGATTAAAATATTTATCGTGTAAGATTTCCTTAGCGTCAAAAGACCACATTTTACCGTAGTATAATTGATAACCTAATCTAGTAGGAGGGAAGACTTCAATATCTGCAATGATAGCCATATATTGAGCGGGAAGAGCGAATAACTCGTAAGGCTTGCTTTGATTATTTCCGCTTTCTATTAGCTTAGCGTATAAGAAAGTATTTCCTATCATTAACTTAAATCCGCAATACTGCTCTACTAGATCCGCGAAAGTATCTTCCTCGTTAGGATATTTTAGTAACTCGTTAAGACGTGCGTCTCCGGTATACATTTCGTAAGCCTTTGTATGAAGGTCGGATACTTCTTGCCAATTAGTTATTTTATCCGGTTGCTTCATTAAAGCCTTATAACGCTTAGACGAAACTTCGTCTACTACTTTATAGACGTGGAACGGCGCTAGCTTTGCTTTGTCCGTTATTAGTTTAATGATAGAGTAAACTATGTCGTTAGCTTGATAGCCGTCTCTTACGTAGGCTTGTTGGTTACCTCCTTGCCAAGTAACGATCCCTCTTTGGATTGCTACTTGTTGCGCAGTATTAAAATTCGGCGGTAGAACTGTGTCTAGTGTCTTCTTATTCGTGAATATATCAAATAACCCCATAATAGAATAATTTATTCAAAGTTAACAAATTTTAATTACCAAACGCCGACGACAAACTTCGGCTTAAACTCGAACCAAGTTCTCATAGCTAGCATATCCGAGAAATCGGGGGACCTTCCTATAAGTTGCTTTACTTTATCTTTTGGGATAATCCCTTTTTTAGCGTCGTTATCTACTGACTTTTGCTTTATTTGTTCTAACTCTTCTACGATCATTTGTTTGAAGTTAGAAGGGCAATCTATATATAGTTCGTCGCTATTAATCTTCTCGGCTAACTTAAAATAACATTGGCTCTTTAAGTTGTCGAAGTTATCCTTTGTCCTACTTATCGGGTTTTCTAGGGGAGAACTATTATTTACAAATCCCTTGCAAGCTAGTATATCTACTGCTCCCCCACCTACGCCGTCTTCGTCTAGTAGTACGTTAGAAATAGGGACCGAGTTCTCGGCCATTAATTGTCTAACTATCTGCGCTACTTCTACTATCGACTTCTTAGAGTACCTATAAACCTTAACGCGGTAGCCACTCCATACACCGATAACAGTACTATCGCTACCAAACCTAGCAACGTCGCAAGTAATATACTTATCGCCGCTACTAACAAAATCGTTACTAAAGCTATTAATAATCTTATCATAGTCTATAAGGCTTGAAGGATCGGACAAATACTCCCAATTACCAAACAGTAAACGCTCTTTACTTTCTTTGTCTAAAGTTAATAAGTTTTGTTTATAGTGCTTAGAAATAAAGGGATTATCGTCGACAAGTGATTGAATAAACTTTTTATTTGGTTCTAGTTCTGCGTCTCGGTCCGGCTTATAGAACTCGGAGTAGGTCCAATTCTTAGCGGGGTTACAAGTGTATAACTGTTTCGGGATTAGGTTGTAATCGTCTAGCCTAAAACGAATCCTAGACTTAACGATATTCTTTGCCTTATCGGTTACTTGATTAGCCTCGTCTATAAATGAATCGGTTATTTCTAACGATCCTAATTCGTCGAAGTTTGGATCGCTAGGGTATTGGAATAAATCCTTTAGTAAGATTACGGAACCATTAAAAAACTCTATTTGGTTTGATTGTCCGTTATACCTATAATGCTGACCGGCTAGTAAACCTTGGATCTTGGCTACTTGAAAAAAGGAAACTAAGGTAGTTTCTTTAAGCGTCTTTAGGACCGCCCGACCTATTAGTCCTCTAGTCTCCGGATATTTTAATCTGCGTTTAATTTGGAAATAACACCCAAGCGCAGTCTTACCGCCTCCGGCTCCTCCGCCGAATAATACTTCGTTAGTTATACTGTCCTCTAAATAGTCTAAAGCGATTGTCTGCTTTACTGTTAGCTTCATATTAGGATTATAAGGAACTCGTTTTACTTTCGTAAGTCTTCTCTTCGTTCCAAGTTACTTGCATATTTCCGGTATGTTCTATTTCTTGTTTCTCTACGAATCCTCTTTTCTTACCTTTTGTCTTAAGATAAAAGATAGTAGACGAAACTTCGCCTTCCTCAATTTGTTTATGGAGTTTACTTTCTACAAAGTCTAACGCTATATCTGCTATGCTTTCTACTGACCCTTTGTAAGACTCGTCTTCTCTTAGCCAACGATAGTGAGTTTCTCTAGATATTCCTACCATTCGGCAAGCCGTAGTAACTATTCCTAGGGACTTTTCTAGGGCTTCAATCATTCCCTTTTTATTTATGTCATTGTTTGTCATAGCGCAAAGTTAAAGATTAAACCCGCAGTTCGGGCAAGTTATCGGTTCCTTAACGTTAGTCTCGTCTTTTGGTTCCGTTACTTCTTTGTCAAAGGTAGGTAAATCTAATCCCCAATCTACGAGGGCAGAAACGGACCACTCATTCGCTAGAGTGTCCCAATCCCAAGCGCCGAAGGCTAGGTTATCTTTTATAACAAACTCTTCCTTTTGTTCTTTGGTAA